TGCGGGTTCTGTCGATACCAGAATGCGGGCGATGTCATATGTATCATGACCCGCACGGAATAGATGCCAAACTTCTTCCGGGTCCGGTTTAAGCGGCAACTTCATGGTCATCTTCAAAGATGTCGGGTCGCAGCCTTTCCTTCGGAATGCCGGAAATGCGGGCGACTTCTCGTAAGTGCCGGATCGGAACCTTTCGCCAAGCGCAGACAGCCGCTCGGCTAATGCCGAGTTCCCGCGCGATCTTCGCCGCGAGGCCGTGAATGGCGTAAATCTCATCGAGGCCGGGGTCTCTGTGTCTCATGATTTTTTTTTGCACTTTTCAAACTATTTGTCAAATAGACGCTTGACGCGGTCAATGAAAGACTTTACAAAAAGGACAGATGATTTGAACTGAGGATATGCACTATGAACCGAGTTGCTCCCTGTGAATACGAACTCGACGGCTACGAAATGGCCGATGGTCGCTGCCTGCACGGCACTCTCTACATCGAAATCTGCCGTTGGAACGACGACGAGGTTTATATCGATAGCGTCAAGCTCGAAGTCTTCAACGAAGACGGAGACCTGCTCGAAACCATTTCTGGCGACCGGGATGAGCCCGCCGTCAAAGCTATCGTCGCGGTCATCGAGGCCGATTCGCGCCAGATGGATTTCATCTGCGACGAAGCAATTTCCGCTGCTGACTAAACTGGAGAACAAGAATGAAGATGTCCGAATCAATAGCCCAGATTGCCGAGGCTCTCTCGAAGGCGCAGGGCCAGATCGATGCAGCCGCTAAAGGCAACGTCAATCCACACTTCAAAAGCAAATACGCCGACCTCAACTCTTTGCGGGAAGCAATCCGTGAGCCGCTTGCGACTAACGATCTTTCAGTGGTTCAGCTTCCCCGTTTCCTTGAAAAGGAAGTTGAGGTTGAGACCATGCTCATGCACAAGTCTGGCGAGTTTATAGCCGAAACCCTGCGGATGCCGGTCGGGCAGATGACCGCTCAGGCGGTGGGCTCGGCGCTGACGTATTGCCGCCGCTACAGCCTGTCCTCCATTCTCAATTTGGCCGCCGAGGACGACGACGGTAATGCCGCCACTCAAGCAGCACCAAAGGGGCAGAAGCTAGAAACACCCTCGGCGTCAAAAGAACTTATCGCTGCCGCTGGCAAGGCTGCGGATAAAGGGACCGAATCTCTTCGAGCCTTCTGGCAGGATTTGGAAGCCGATGAACGGACAGCTTTGCAGCCCATTCTTGCAAAATTGAAAGAGACCGCTGCCAAGTTTGAAGCAAAAGGATCGAGCGCATGAGCGAGGAGCTTCAAAGAACAGAAGAGTGGTTTGCCGCTCGTCTAGGCAAAGTCACTGCAAGCCGGGTGGCGGATGTCATCGCTCGGACTAAAACGGGTTACGGAGCCTCTCGCGCTAATTACATGGCGCAATTGATTTGCGAGCGTTTGACAGGACGACAGGGGGACTCCTTTCAAAACGCTGCAATGGTGTGGGGTACAGAGCAAGAGCCTTTTGCGCGGATGGCATACGAAGCCAGCACAGGGCTTCTCGTGCAGGAAGTTGGCTTTGTACCCCACACAACCATTGAGGGCTCTGGCGCTTCTCCTGATGGCCTTATCGGCGAATATGGGCTGATTGAGATCAAATGCCCAAACACGGCCACGCATATCGATACACTTTTGGCGGATCAAATCCCGTCAAAATACAACATTCAAATGCAGTGGCAGATGGCTTGCACGGGTCGCAAGTGGTGCGATTTTGTAAGCTACGACCCTCGTATGCCCGAGAACATGCAATTATATATTTGTAGGGCGCATCGAGACACTGAACTCATCATTGAACTTGAGCGTGAAGTTGAGAAATTCCTGTCGGAATTGGAAAGCAAAATTCTGACGCTCAACAAACTGTATAAGGAGATGGAATAATGGCCTACGAAATCAAAGAACTCACCGGAAGTCTTTTTGACAACAACCGGAAAGAAAAAGATACGCACCCCAATAAAACTGGCTCCTGCAAAATCGATGGGAAAGAATACTGGATTAGTGCTTGGGTCAAATTTGACGAACAAGGTCGGGAGCGGTTTTCTCTGGCTTTCAAGTTGAAAGAAGAGAAGGCGGATAAGCCCCGTCCTGAGAAGCCCACTCAATCGGTTCAACGTAGTGCGTCTATTGACGACGACATTCCTTTTTGAGGTGTCACTTGGACATTCTCACGCCCAAAGGGCAGGAGTCTAAGCGTCAAGAGGACCGAGCCGTCGAGCTATGGCACAAATCTTATCCTGAACTTAGATACTGCGAGACACCGAAAGATAAACCAGCGGCGATTGATGCGCTCATCATCAAAGGCGATCAAATTCAGGCTGTGGTCGAAACTAAATGTCGGCCACAACTTAACATGACGATCTTTGCCCTTGAGCATAAAAGCCGCTGGCTTGTGACCGATGAAAAAATACGGAAGGCCCAGCAAATTGCAGAAGCTCTTCAGGTTCCTTTTGTCGGGTTTCTTTACATGCCGGAAACCGATGCGCTCCTTTTCGAGACACTTTGGCATCCGAGCAAAGGATGGACAGTAGACATACAAGTGAAAGAAACGGAGACGCAGGCTACTATCAACGGTGGCAAGATTCTTCGAAAAAACGCCTATATCGATATGTCCAAAGCCAAGCTAATTATGGGAGACGACTTTGAGCAACCTGCCATTGAGTGAGCAATACAGGCTCATCGCAAAGAAATGGGTCGATGCAGACGCCGCCGCAAATGTTTTGGAGGAAAGCAAGTCAGCTTTCCTGTCTTGCAGAATGTCAGAACTTGGAGATATGCCAGTTTCTAAGGCTGAGATGACCGTAAAGGCTTCGGAAGTATGGCGGGGCTATATCGAAACAATGGTTGAGAATCGTAAGCAAGCTTCTTTGCTAAAAGTTCAGCTTGAATACATCCGAATGAAATTCAGCGAATGGCAATCCAGCGAAGCAACAAGACGAGCGGAGATGAAACTATGATTGATGATGATGTATATGAACCAATCCCAGAAGATGTTATCAGACTTAAAGATGACATCTTGGGCGCAATTGAAGCAACAAGAACAGATAAGGTCATCATGTCTCTGATGTCGGCTCTAGTCGAAGTTATTGCTACAACAGGCCCAAGTCTTGAACATGCCTTGCAGACGATTGATCACTTAAAAATATCAATGTCCGCTTCTCTTAAAGCCTGCGATCAGGCAGGTGTCTGTAATTGGAATAAGAACCATCAATGAAACGGGTTCGTATTACCGCAAAAATGAGGGTTGATATTTTTGTTCGCCACAATGGCACTTGCCACCTGTGCAACATGAAGGTCATCCCCGGAGAAGATTGGGATGTTAGTCACGAAATTCCTCTTGAGTGCGGTGGGGCTGATGACGAGTCTAACTGGCTTGTTGCCCATAGAAAGTGCCATCGTGTTCATACTGCTACCGTGGATGCTCCACGGATCGCGAAAGTTAAAAGGATTCGCCAGAGACACATAGGGGCGAAGAAATCACGCAATCCCATGCCGGGAGGCCGTGGATCGAAATGGAAAAAGAAAATGGATGGCTCAGTTGTTAGGAGAGATTCGTGAGGCTTCTCATCACTATGAATATGGCATCAGCCCAAGGGTTTGCTGTCCATCAGATCACTGTTGATCACCCAGCGGAAACTCTGGAAGATTTTCTGGAGGAGATCAACGACTTCGAATTTATTATGGCGCACCAATACTACCGAGTGAAACAACCCGATGGTGAAGTGGTCTGGAAAGACCGTGGGGGCATCATAATAAATACTGCACATATCGGAAAAGTGCAGAGATTCATTGAGTTTGAAAACAGGGACAACAGCTATGACGAATCATATGGACATCCTGAAACAATCGGCTCTCATTCTGGGGGACCGAGGACGGAGATACGGAAGCGTCGAGGAGTGCTTTGATAGGTGTGCTAAACTTTCTACCATTATTTTGGGGAAAGAAATTACCGTCTATGAAGTCTCAATTATCATGATGGCAATGAAACTGGCTAGAATTCCATCATCGCCAGCCCTCGATGATAATTATGTGGATGGCATCAACTACTTGGCATTTGCATCTCAGTTCAGCACTATTGAAGAGCAGAATAAAGGTGGCATAGAAGAAGACATTGCAGCCATGGCAAGGAAACTTGCTCCTCATCGGTTTGGATCAGAGATGCCCCAAATCGTTCCTGCTGAAATGCCGAAGCCGCAAGAATAACAATGAAGCGGCAGGGAAACCTGCCGCCTCTTCATTACTAGGGGAATAAAATGTCACAAGATGATCTATCAATACGCGACAGAAAAATAATAGAACTTTGGGAGGCCGGTAAAACCGGAGGGGAAATCGCTGCGGAGCTTTCAACAACCCGCAGTGCGATTCTGGGGAAGATCAGGAGGCTCCGTCTTGGCGGGTATGTCTCTTATAAGATGAATGCAAAGATTGATCTGAAAGACGCTACACCAAAGAAATTGAAGGAAGTCAAAAACTTCAATGTCGAAAAGAAGCAAATTCGCTTTGTGAAACCTTCTAAGCCTTTGCCGCCAATTAGACCAGTGCAGCATCGGCCAATCAGTCTCATGGAATTGACACCGTTCTCGTGCCGGTTTGTCGTCAATGACGGACACGCATCCAACTTTCTTTTTTGCGGGAAGCCAAAAGAGGTCGGGTCGTACTGCGGAGAGCATGCCAAAATTTGCTACATTCCACCCAAGCCAAGAGGACGCGCGGCATGACCTCTCAAGATAAATGGATCAAGAGTGGTTGGCACTGGTCTTTTGGGTGGCTGAGAAGGCAAGAACTAGATGATGACAATGGGTATTGTTTTGAGGACGGAGATGGTGATCTCGTCTTTACGCCGAGAAAAGACCACCATCTAGTCTGCTATCTGGATTGCTGGGAGGACAGCGTTAGCAAAGAACGCTATCTCACAATGAACCCGGAGCCTATTTCGGAAATCATCACCATGGTGCGGAGCTTACCAAATAAGGCTAAGTGATTAGGACACGCCGCCGCCTGTCACGACAAACGTATTGCTGGCGACACAAAGGATTGTCGCCAGCCCATAATTGGAAATGACGCGAGTCCCTGTAGTTGCAGTTCCGACGAGGCGAAGGGTTACGCCGCTGCCTTGCGAGATTGTCTGATTAGAACCCGAGTTATTGTAAACCGAGACAACCTGCCCAACAGAAAATATGCTCGGCGGGACGATAATGCCGCCAGTTGTGATTGAAATGTATTTCCCATTGTCTGTCGCTACGAGCGTATAGGCAGAAGTCTGAGAGTTGGCTGGAACGCTACGGACATTGCCGATGCTATCCGATAGCGCATTCTGGGAAACAATTGTGTTTGCGGTCAGCGTCGTGCCGTCAAACGTCATGTTTGTCGAGCCAGCAAAAGCACCGCTCAAATTATAAATG